CTGAAAAGGTAACTCGTCAAATATATAGAATAGCACAAGACATTGGACTGTGGCGAGAAGCTTTAAGAGTAGCTGAAAGCATTACTAATCCTAATAGATACAATTTATTAAGAACTTATAATGATGTAATTTTAGACGCTCATGTTAATACTTGTATTCAACAAAGAAAGAATTTGACACTGTGCAGAGAATTTGTAGCGTTAAATAAAAACGGAGAAGAAAATGAAGAATTAACTAAAATATTAAAATCAAAATGGTTTAGAACATTCATAAATTTATCCTTAGATTCAATGTTTTGGGGATATTCACTCATCCAATTTGATAATTTAGTTAATAATGATTTTAAATATATTCGCTTAGTACCTCGTCAATTTGTTAAGCCTGAATTTCAAATAGTAACAAAAAATTATGCAGATTTAAGCGGAATAAATTATATGGAACGTCCTTATAGTGATTTCTGTATAGGCGTTGGCGAAGAGTTTGATTTGGGCTTACTAAATAAAATAGCTCCTTATGCTATTTGGAAAAAGAACGCATTTGGAGCTTGGGCGCAATATCAAGAAATATTTGGCAGTCCTATAAGAATAGGCAAGACAAGTAAACGTGATAGAAACAGCATTGAAAACATGGAAACCATGCTAAAAAACATGGGGCAAAGCTCATGGGGACGATTTGATACCGACGATATGATTGAATTATTAGAAGCAAATAAAACAGATGCTCACAGCGTGTTTAGTGAGTTAATCAAAACTTGTAATGATGAAATATCAAAAATAATATTAGGGCAAACAAGCACAACTAGCGAAAAGTCTTTTGTAGGTAGTGCAAACGTACATGAGAGGATTTTAGAATCATACGGAGAGAATGACGAGTATTTTATTGAAAATGTATTGAATAATCAATTAATTCCAATGCTTGAAAATTTAGGTATTAAATTTAATGGGGCGTACATTGAAGCAAAACAAGACGATGAATTATCTTTGATAGAGCGTTCTAAGATTGATTTGGAATTACTTAAAACATACAATATACCAACTGATTATATTGAAAAAACTTACGGAACGCCAGTTGAGGAAAGAGATAATACAGAAAGCAATAATATTAATAAAGTAAAAAATTCAATTGAAAGTTACTATAAATGAGATGCAATTTCTGTGAAATAAATAATAAAGTTGACGAAGTTGTATTGTTTACCGATGCTTATAGAGATGACTTTTTATTAAAAGTAAAAGAAAATATTATTACTGTTGAAAATTTAGATGAATATATTTATTATAAAAGTGCAGAAAAATTATTTGAAGGCGTTGAATTAGGGTATGAAAAAAAAATAACAGAAACTCAAGTTTATTCATCTGAAAATGATTTATTAAAAAGTTTTAGAGATAATGTTTATATTTTTGCAGCAGCTAAACAATATCAATTGGTAAGAGAATTAAAAAGTGTAAAGGTTGAAGAATGGAATAATAAATCAAAAGTAATTTTTGATAATTATTATAAAAACTACTTTACAGCTGAATACGATGCGGCTATACAGCAAGGCAAATCGGCTAAAGAATGGGTTGAGTTAGAAAAATGGGCAAAGGAATAGTACAAGAAAAGTTTTTAAGGTATCGAACTAAAGGGGATGCAAGGGTTAGAGAAAGTCATGCTTTGTTAAATTTTGTTACAAAGAAAGTAACTGATTCTTTTTGGAACGAGTATATGCCTCCAAATGGTTGGTATTGCAGATGTAGGGTAGAAAAAATGCAATCAAGTGGAATAACGTCAACAAATACAATAGGGTTAAATTTACATAAAACAGTTCCTGATATTTGGAGATTCAATGCAGCAAAAGAAAAAATAATATTTAGCAAAAAGCATCCATATTTTAAAGTGTCAAAAAAAGATTGGGAATTAGCAAAAAAGAATTTTAATTTACTAAAACCGTAATGGCAGGATTTAACGAAGCTCGCAAATTAACTAAACTACAAAAAGATATGTATGTAGGTGTTAATGCTATGCGGACTGAGATAAAAGAAAAAGCATTATCATTTTATAAAAATTCTTTTAAAAACCAAGGCTTTACTGATGTAGCATTACAACCTTGGAAACCATTAAAAAGAGCTAGGGTAAGAGAGAAAGGTAAAAGAGGTAGACAAAGTTCTAAGATATTAGTAAAATCTGGAAGGTTAAGAGATTCATTAAAAGTGAGGATGCGAAGCAATAAAGAAGAAGCGGTTATAACTATTTTTAGTAAAGTTAAATACGCTAATATTCACAATGAGGGGCTTATGGGGCTTGCTTTTGGTAAATATCCATTTAGGATGCCTAAACGTCAATTTGTAGGATATAGCACGAAATTAGATAACCGACTAACAAATATATTTAGAAAAAAAATAAAAACAATTTTTAATAAGCAGTGAATTTAACAAAAGATTTATATTCAGAAATACGAACAAAATTAGAATCAATTACTGATTTTAAATATGTTCGTATGTGGAATAATCAATTTGACAGAGAGAATGTAAATGAAGCGTTCCAATATCCTTGCGCTTTCATTGAGTTTGAAGACGTTGAAACAACTGATTTGCTAAATAATATACAACATTTTGAAGTTACTGTATTAATACATATTGGATTTGAAAGTTACTTAACAGAGGACTTAACTATATTTGATTTAAAACAAAAGGTGTACGAAGCATTAGGAAACTTCACTTCTGCAACTGGTTTTTTTATAAAATTCAAATGGATTTCAGATAGGCAAAATTTTGACCATGATAATACTCAAGAGTTTATAATGACCTTCAAAGCAACAGGAAAGGAATTTTCTATTGATAGGAAAAATCCATCAATAACAGGATATATTACAGATATTACAATTAATCAAACATTTGACTAAATGGCAAGAAGCGTAGATACTATATTAGCATCAATGGATGCAGAACAAGCAAGTAATACTAATTTAAGTTCATTAAATAGTACTTCACAAACTGCTATATTTAAGAATTGGAAATATATTACAGCGGTTGTATCTAATTATATTGAGCAACTTTGGGATTTGTATAAAAAAGATTTAGAAGATATTGTATCTACGGCTGCCGTTGGAACAGCCCAATGGTATAAAGATAGAGTGTTAAAGTTTCAATACTCCGCATCTATTCCGCAAGTGGTGGCGGTTAATACCTCTGATTTTTCAATCAATTATCCAATAATTGATCCTACATTAAGAATTATTACAAGGTGTTCAGTTATAACAAGCGGACAGCGAGCGGTATCTGTTAAGGTTGCAAAGTCAGAGCCACCAGTTGCATTAAGCGCACCCGAATTAACATCATTGAATGGTTACTTAAATAAAATATCATTCGCTGGCGTTAGCTATTTAGCAACGTCTTTGAATAGTGATAAAATATATTTAAAAGGGACTATTTACTATGATGGGCAATATCAAAGCGTTATCTCTGCAAATGTTATTGCGGCTATTAACGCATATTTAGCAAATATACCGTTTAATGGAAGTTTCAAATTAACATCATTAGTAGATTCATTACAAAGTGTTGTTGGTTTTAACGATGTGTTAATTGATGATGTAGCAATAAGAGCCGATGCAACGGCATTTGGAAGCAAAACATATTTAGTTCAAGCAAAAACTACAATCATGTCATTTTATCCATTAACAGCTGGGTATGTAACACAGGAAACAACAAGTGGCGAAACTTTTACTGATAAACTAACTTTTATCCCTCAATAAATGAGCATTTACGCTATAAATACTGATTACATAGGGGAACAATTAAGCCCCGAAGAATATAGAGGAATAAAAAACCAATCGTGGCTAAAAGTTATTTTAAAAGGGTTAAGCAAATTATTTAATATTAATTTCTTAGGATACAAAACAGGGGATTCAGCATCAAACTATAATTCAGGAACTACTTACACTTTTCAACAAAGGGTAAAGCATACAGATAAAGGAATTTATGAATTAATAGTTACAAGCTCATTAAACAACCCTCCAACAGACACGAGTAAATGGCTTAAACTAAATGAATTTTTTATAGGAACGGACGAAAGAATAAAATATAATTCTCAGATAGTTTTATTTGAATATTCTTTAAACAATTATTTCTCAACTAGCGGAATTTATATAACAAATAATTTTGTTGAATCTGATAATAATTTTGTGATGGATACAACGAGCGATGGTTCTTCTTATTTTTCTTATAGCAACGACACGCAAATAGATTATATGGATTATACAGCTACTTACAACACTAACACAAATGATTTTACTATAAATGTGCCAACTGCTTTTTATAATTCATTAGGGACTTATAAAGAGCAATTAATAAGGTCTTTTGCTGATAAATATAATTTAATTGGAATGAAATACAACGTAACAAATTACTAACTATGAAAAATATAGACATAACACAAATAATTAGCCCAACATCAAAGCAACCATTTACGGCTAATTCACTAAAATTCTTACAAGATTATAATGCTGAAAATTTAGCATCTGTAATAAAATCAATTATTACAACTAATTTAGGTTCATACTCATTAACTATTCCTTACGTAATTAGCGGATGTGTTGTTAGTGATGCTGGTAAGGACGTAACAGCTGGCGAAATATTTTATGGAGGTAAATATTATGCTACTACAGCGGTTAATGGAACGACAAATGTTGCTCGTTTTATTTTGACTAAAACACAGGATGGCGTTGCTGACCCTTTAACATTTACAGATGGGTCTTTTAAAAACGTCCATGATATATTTACTTATGTTGCTACGGACGTTGCAAGTGGTGGAGATTTTACAAGTGCTAATTTAGTTAGTGTTTATGGCACAAAAATATTTTCTAATCTGTATAGTGGAGCTTCTTTTACGGTAAATAACGGAGGCGGTTATGATAATTTTACGTCTATGACTTATACCACTCCTAATGACGGGGTTACTAGAAACTACATTATAGAATACAAAGGATATGCAACCACCTCAAATGGTAATGTGGATTCTTCTTGTCAATTAAGAATTTATAACACTACTGATTCAGCAACATTAGATGAGTCTTCTGTTGGTAAAGCTAATTTTGGAGCAGCATCAGAAGTTGTTGTAATACCTATTTATATGTCAACAGGAGTAATTACATTAGCGCCAAATAAAACTATTTTAATACAGGGTGGGTTATCATCATCTTCAATATCATTTACATTTAACAGAATGTCAATTACTGAGTTTAAATAAAGTAACCTTTTCTTTCCTAATATAACCTTTTACATAGGTGGTTATTTTAATGATAAACCCATCGTTATTTGATGGGTTTTCTCTACCGTAAACATCATAATATTTAATATCCTTTACGATTAGGTTTAATCCATTTTCTTTTATTCCAGTAATTATAGTAGTGTCAATTGGTTGCTTTGGAATACGAATATAAAAAGGCTTATAACCTCCAACGGTGTTATTTGAATAAATACGAGCTTTTCCATTACCCATAATTGGAAGTATTTTTACCTTAACAATATTAGTATCGTTAAGAAAATCTCCAAATATATTATAACAAACTTGTAAATATGTAGATGTCCATAATTGCATTACAGCCATTCCACTACCACTATAATTTTTTTCACGTTTAAATTTAATAGTTATACTATCATTTACGGAAACAGTATCTGTTACTGATAATACTTTAACATAATCGGATTGAGGATTACATAAGT